ATGAAAGAATTGATCCAGGGGCTCGACGGCCCCAGAACGGCACAGCAGGAATTGTTCTACGACCTGGAGGACGCCGCCGCTGTGATTGGGTGGTCGGTGGTTGAGTTGACCGCTTTGGCCGCCAACGGTCGCACGCCGGATGAGGCGCTGGCGCTGATGAAAATCTGCGCGTTGCTGGCAGCGCAACAGGAAAGGCTTCACGCGTATGCAGGTGAGGTGAAAGACCAGCGCATCGCCAGGTCTGAAATCCTGTAATCACAGGAGGCATACCCCAATGGCGCGCAGCCGACGAACAACGTGAAAGAATTCACATTTATTGACACTGGATATTGAAGCTCAAAATTTGACCAAATAATATTTTGCCGCAACCGAGCACACACCTTTATACGGATATTGCTCTGCACCAGCTCGGGAGCCACGCGCGTGCAGACAATAAAACATTGAGGTTTGCCATGCGTCTTTCCAAGCTCGCTCCATCCGCCGCCCTGTTCAGTCTGATCGCCCTATCGGCACAAGCCGCTGACTTGAGTGCCCTGACAGGGGCTCTGTCCTCTGCTCTGGGTGGTGCAAACAACACCACCAATAACACTAATTACTCCAATAACGCCTCCTCCTGCCAGCAACAGGTCCGCGACCTGCAGGCGAACATCAATGCAGCCAATGCCAAGGGCGATACCTTGCGCGCAACCGCCTATCAAGCTGCGCTGACCCAGACAAACAAGAGCTGCAGTAACGCCAGTTACAACACCCAGGCCCAAGTGAATACCAACCCGCAGCACCAACAAAACGTGAACAAGGCAGCGGATGCGATCAATGCAATCGGTGGGCTGTTTAAATAAGCCGGAAAGTCGTGTGCGAGAGGCCCGCAATTGCGGGCTTTTCTATGCCTGCGGGACGGACCATGCAAAAACCTTGATCGGCACGCCCGTACTTTCGCCCAGGCAATAAAAAACCCCGTAGACGTTAATCTACGGGGTTTTCAAGAGTGGAGGCCGAGGTCGGAATCGAACCGGCGTAGGCGGATTTGCAATCCACAAATAACTCTAACGTTATCAATAGGTTGGATAAAATTTAGTTCCGCATAAGCCAAAAAATTATCCGGCCGAGATGCAATAGACTCATGCTGCTCGCTTCGAGTTGCGGAACGATTTTTGCCAGTTACTTAGCCGGTAGAGAGAGACTATATGACGAATAAAATTGGGAAACTTTAGCCCAAGCGTCATAAAAAAACTGTGGGCCGTGAATCCAATCAAAAAAGGGTATGACGCCATCACCTAAAATGGTAACTCCTATCGCAATTGCCGCGAAAAAAGATAGGGGGCCACTGAATCTCTCAAACGCATTATTTATTTTAAACTCGACTCGCTCCTTGGCTACTATCCACGCGCTGCCATTAAAGTAAGTAAAGTAAAAATCCATAGAATACATGCCAGGTTTAGCACTATTCAAAACTTTCAAAGTATATTCAAAAGGCGCCGAGATCGCATCAACCTCAGTAAACACCCTGTTACCAATATTCTCACCATTATCAAGCAAAACATCAAAAAAAGAAGTTCCCTGATCACCCGGATTGACCATCATGCCTCCCATTATCAAGGCAAAACCATCCTCATGGAACTCTTGTTCGACTGCTCCCCAGCGCGCGGGCCTTACGCCGCCATTTTCTTTAACTATTTCCAAGCTATGCCTGACCTTAGATGCCTTAGAATCGAAGGCTCCTGGAGCAATATAGGTTTGAATCTTCGCCCCGGAAATCTCACCATAACCTGTTATATACTGGGAAAACTTTAAAACTCCACCAGGATTTATAATCAACGATTCAGCTTTTGTCGCCAGTTGGTAAGCACCAGGAAACTTAGCATTTGGCTGCATACGGAGGCTTGCACCGGTTGATGATTTCATCACTTTTTCATCCCTTGAAATTTTTATTGATTTTCATATTACCAACCTACTGTTTACCACTCCTATCCCTATTTTCAGAACATTTTGAAATTTCAATAGACAACCAACCGGCGCTGAGTTGCGCGAACGTAAGACTGACAAGCTCGCAGCGCGATCAATCCTTGGTCGCCGTCGTCGGTGATGGCGATAATTCTTTGAGCATGCGCGGGGTCAAGTTGGGCTCGATGGGCTGCATGAACCACGCCGACGGCGCTGGCGGCGGCAGGCACGTTGCAGCTACCGGCTGAATACGTGGTGTCGAGAAGGACTGACAGCCGCACATCAGCAGTAGCGAGGCGATCACGCAAAATAGCCTGTTTGCGTTGTTCATTCGAAAGTTCCAGGTAGTGTTGTTGGTCGGCAGCGGTAGCTCTTTTCTCTGTGGCCAGGCGCTCATCCTGCTCCGCATTCTGTTGGCTCCAAGCCTCGCTGGTGATGGCGTCCAGGGACTTCTGGTATTTAGCGCCCTGCTCCGCCAACTGTTCTGCAAGCTTCTTTCCCATGCGCCACTCTTGCACCTGCCAGGTCAAGCTGGCGGCGCCCGCCATCAGGGCCAACACCATCACCGTCAGGCCGGCCAGCTTCTGCACCGGCGTCATGCCAGCGCCCGCCGCACGCCTTCCGCCACCACCGCGTCGGGGTACGCGTACCCTGCGTTTTCGTGATGAATAATCGCCTTGACGAATCCAGTCATCACCGCTGGCTGGCCCAGGTCGACGTCGGTGCCAGGCCGGGTGCCAGTGCTTGCTTCAACGGCGCGCACATAAGCGGCGGTGTCGTTCTCCATCGATGGAGCCCACCGACTGATGATCGTGTTCACGGTCTTCAGACCATGCTTTCGCTGGTAGGTAAGTAACAGCTTGCCAAGGGCGCGGATACCGTTCTCAGGGCTGTCGAACCTGGCAAAGCGCTTCTCGATCGCCGGGTCTGGCTTGAGCTGGCCTTGCCACTGGTTGGCTGGGTTGTAGTCGATGTTGCCGGGGTTGCGGTTGCGCACCCCGCGGGTTTCGGTGATCGCCACTGGCTTTCTCCAGACGTAAAAAAGCCCGATCAGTGCCGGGCTGTGGTATTTGCTAATCTTGAATTGCGCTGAGTTACAGTTTTTTACATAATGCGCTTGAAAATATAGGGATGTGGCTCCGCCTGATCGAATTTCAGGAAACACTAAATCAGAACAGAGAGGGAACTTTAATGTATATAGCCAGCATCATCCTTTCATTCAAGCTTGCCCTACTTATAACTATATTTAGCATATTCATGGAACTTAGAAAAACCGCTAAATCATTCAGAAGGTTAGGTCTAGGCGAATATGCAGTTAAACGTTTTTACAGGGAAAACATTGCATCATCCTGTACCTCCACCGCGCAGGTAACTCTAGTCCTAGGCACTCTATTTTCTGTGCTCGCGACTGCGCTAATTTGGATCGCGGAATAAATTATATTTGCGCTCGGCGTCAAGCGATGAACGCAGCCATATGCAATGGAGTAACAATTCCGTACTTGGCGATGGCCGTATTCAGGCAGGAACAAAACGCCGAGGCTCGGGAGGATCTGCAGCAACTGCTGCTCAGTGATCGGCAGAGCTTTCTCCAGGTACAAAAAAACCGCTCAAGGCGGCGACATATTTGGGTGACTATCAGGTCGGCGCGACAGGCCAGTCGATAGTCGCGGGGTAGCCGCTCTGCTGGTCGATACGATTGAGGGCCACGCGGTACTGCTTCCACTTCTTGAGATTGGCCACGTCCTCATCAGTGGCCTCGCCGAGATCAACCGCATCTTGAAGTGGTGCAATGCGAGTAGCGGCGTCACGGATCAGGTTATCGCGCATCGCCACAGCGTCTGCGATCTGACCGGTACGCTCTGCATCCTTATCTAGCTTCCACTTTCCCCCTATCCAGGCATGATACGGACTAGGTCGCGGGTCTTTTGTAAACCCTTCCGGCACCGGCCCAAGCTGATCCAATTGAACCGATTCGCCGTTTTGGATGCTGTACACGATCCCTCGATGATCTTCCTGGAGGGTCCAACTGCTTGCCGCGCCGGGTGTGCAGACGGCGACATAACCCTCATCCGCAATAGGCGGCTCTTCAGTGAACGCCCTTGCGGGAAGAATCCATTTCCCTGGCTCAAGTGGATCCGGCGCCGCGAGTCCCGATCCGATATATTCGCCGGTGACACTGTCGGCGTGATAAATAACGAGTTCGTTAGCCATGCTTTACCTCAGTATTTTATACAGAACAGAAGAGCGACGTTTCGGCTGCGGGTTTCGTTTGCGATCCTCGGTGTTCCGCTGTTCAAGGCAACCGGATCAAGAACACGACCACTTACCTGAATCGCGCCGGGGGCACCTGCCCCGACATATTCACCACCGCCACCGGGCGGCCCATTCGCAGTGTGTATTGTGTTGATATGTCCGTGACCTTGAAGAGCGTCAAGCTCTAAACTGCCGAACACTCGCCCTGGGTTTACACCTCTAGCTGCGTCAACACCCCTCAAAAATTCGCCGCGAAGATCTGGAATATTGAATGTCGTAGACCCATCCCCCGATCCAAACGTCGTGCCGATACGCGCGAATAAAGTTGCGTAGGTCGTGCGTGAAAATGCGCCGCCGTTACAGGTCAGCCAGCCTGTCGGCGGCGAGTTCACTGCAAAAGCCACCACCGCGCCAGTGATGCCCTGGACGACCTCATCCCATGCGCTCCAAGTTCCAGAGTTGCATGCCCTTCGGAATTGGCGAGCGGTGATGTGCTCCAGGAAGGTCTGCTGAACAACACCGTTGTTCCAGACTTCATGCCGCACCAACGAGCCCTGCACTGTTACGCCAAGGGGTGCGTTCAGCGCTCCGGTGGATGTTCGATACAGCGCAGACGGAACTGTAGTGTTGCTCAGGTCATTGCCAGGAAAGTCCACCGCGTTGCCGCCTAGCCCAAATGCTCCCGGTGTCAAAAGACAGCCAGCAGTTATGTCAATAGGCGTTGATTGAGATCGATTTTTTAGAGTAAGTGGAGTGATTGCAGCAGCATTGTCAGCGCCTGCCTGAACTTGTGTGTCAGTAGCTAGTTTCACCAACCCTAAAATTGATGAAGTGGCTTGTTTAGCCCAACCCGCCAACTTCTTTGGCGTTACAAACTTTGAATCGCTTGTTCCTGTTGTCACTTCCGCCTGACTCGCAACCTGTGCAATACCTGCGACAGTCTCAGATGCCGAAGGAAGGTTCTCAGAGGTAAGCATTTCAAGCCAGCCACTCCACCTGCCGTCGTTCAATGCCCGACGCGCAGTTCGCCCAGTGATATGCTCAAGGAAGGTTTGCTGTGCGGCACCAGCACTTTGCCAAACATCATGTTTTACTACTGAGCCCTGCACAGTCCACCCCGGCGGCGCATTCAAACAGCCTGCCCCGGTACCAAAGGTGGCGCTGTAAGGGACCAGGGTATTCAAGTCATTACCCGGGAATGCGGGAGATACACCGCCCACGCCAAATGCGCCCGGCGTTAGAAGGGATCCCGTGGTGACATCAAGCGCACTGGACTGTGACTTTGCCTTAAGCGTAGAAGAGGTGATCGCCGCTGTATCGTCCGCGCCCGCCAGTACCTGCTGCACAGTAGCAAGCTTTACAAGTCCTAGCTTAGCCTCGGTCGCTTGATCAATTTTCGAAATAGCCTTAATTGCTTTGGACAGTTGAGTAAGGTCCGCTTCGGACGGCGCCAAACCACCGTCTTTAATTACGTTCAAAATCTCTTGGGTAACGGAGTTACCCCAGGCTGCGGGGATTAACGATCCCGGTTGTCCGGTAACTACGTTTTCGTCGGCAAATTGCCCGTTTACCAAGCCGACATTCGGGACGCTTTTTGGAAAGTCCACTATTCATTCTCCCCGTAATTAATGAATTCTAAAGTGTGTGCTGGGGCACTACGGCGAATGACACATTCAAGAGCGCCGCTTGGATTTGTTCCGAATCTCTCTCCCCAAAAGCTGGCCCCGAATCGGCGTCCAAGGCGCCGTCTTGGCCCTGAATTGAGCGTCCACATGAACTGGGCAGACCATGTGCCAAAATGACTAGAGCCAAAGCGGGAGCGACCGAATCGCGGGGCCCGATGCTCTGTAATTCGGGACTTCGGGTAGCCTTGGCGAATAGCAATGTCTATGAAGTAAGCACGGCTCTGCCCACCCACCGCCACCAACCGTTGACGCACAGCCAAGCGTCTGTCTTCAAAAGCCGGGCTCTCGCCCAAGCACGGGTCAGGCAATCCCATTACCTGCTCCCACTCGGGTACTAGCTCACTGACAAATGCGGGGTCGATCTCGTTGATCAGGTCGAAAGCGCGAGCATCAACGCGCGCAAGTTCGTGAGCCAATCCTGACAGAATGGTTTCCAGTTCAGGGACTAGCTCGGGATCCCAAGCCGGCCCAGCTGGTAACAGCGCCCGAAGTTGCGCCCGGTATTCCGGGGCCTCCCTTAGCCCAGCCATATGCACCCTCCAAATGTGAGCAGTTGGTTCCCTGCTGCCAGGACATCTGTAACAGGCGCCAACAGCCTGTGGTCAGTCTCCCCAGTTGAACTACTGATGGCCTCTGCGATATGGGTCAGCAGCAAGGTATCCCCCAGCCCCGCCTCACGGCTATGTAGATCAATCAGTTGGGCTTCAACGGCAGCACGCGCCGCACTGGTGTCAGGTGTCAAACGGATACGGTAAGTCACCGGTACTGGCACCGGAGCGATCACGTAAAGCTCTGCCGTCACCGGCCGCAACAGTTCGATGTATTCCCGCACTTCTGCCAACTGGACAGGGTCAGGGATAGGATCCACGTCGCCATCGCGCATGAAAAACACCCCAACGGTACCGGGGCCCATGTAATTGCGCCGGCACCAGGCGCGGGTGACACCAGGACACTCCAAGGCCCATGTCTCGTAGTCGTCCCTCGAACCACCGTGGGGAACAACTCGATAGGAGCGAACCACCCGGGCTCGCAGCGATTCGACGCTCTCCTGTGCAATGCCCCCTATCAACCCCGGGGCTAGCACGGTGAAGGTAACCGCCACGCCTTCAATGGGCTGAACGAGTGTCAACACCAGGCCAGGATCAGCGTTCCCAATCGCACCCGCTTCTACCGCTTCAATGGTGACGGTGTTGATACCGGCGACAGTGGTCTTAGCTGCAGTGACCTTGTAGGTCCGCCCATCACCGGCCTGTAGAACCGTATCAACATCCACTACGGCCAAGGCCGCGGCCATGAAGCTTACCTGCCCTGACGCCGGCTGCGCCGCTTTGCGTGGCTGGTTCATCCGCAGGCTGGCAACGCGCTCCAGCGTCTCTTGATCAGCAGTGTCCGGCAGGATCTGGTCAACAATCCAATCCAGATACCCATACAGGCCATACGCCGTACCGCTCAACGCCCTGGCGAGCACCTGCGCATCCGAGCGACGCAGCGCATCACCCGCCAGGTCGCTCTGCGTGCGGCTGACCAGCACGGGAAGTGACGGAGTTTCAAACGGCATAGATCACCTGCCACAGTTGGCTTGAGTTGATTTTCAGGCGGGCGCCCGTAAGAACGGTGAGGATCACTTGCAGGTTCAGGCGGTGGCTGTCGGCTCGCTCGCTGATCACCTCGATCTCCAGCACTTGGTTGTCATCGAGCAACCATTGCAGCGCCTCGCGAGCATAGAACTCAGCGTCACGCTGGGTATTCGCCGTGAGTTTCACGCGGCGCAACAGCCACAGCCTAGAGCCGATCCGGTCATCGGCAATGGTGGGGTAGCTGTCACCCCACCAGCCAAAACGCTCATCGTCGTCCACCGGGTCATCCGTGGCAGCACGCCGCCATGTGAACAAGCTGATCACCACAGCGCGTATCAGTGAGGTTTCAAGGCTTGGATCGATGGTCATCCGCCACCCCCTACCGGCGGACCGGACTGATCATTGCCGCGCGAAACACCGCCGTGCGAGTGATTGATCTGGCTAATACCTCCCGCGACTTGATCGCCATCCGAGATGATTTGGCCGGTCTGATTGATCACCGGTGTATCGATGTTCACCGCCGTACTGGCCTTGATGTTCAGGGTCTCGGTTTCGATATCGATGATGCGGCCCCGCTTGAAGTGCACCTTGTCGCCTTCGTCCGTGTAGATGGCCACCTCGCCCGGTTTCAATTCCTGAATCCGGTACCGGCGATCAGCGACCACCAGCAGCACGCCGTGGGATCGATCACCACCAATGAAGGCAGCAATGCCCTCGGCCCCGGCCAACGGGTTGCTGGTAAAGCCGTAGGGTTCGAAGTGCTCAAGGCTATCCTTGACCTCTCCGGCGGTGAGGCGCATCTGCAAGGATTGAAGCTTCCTGGCCGAATCCACCAGGACGACGGTACCGCGCACCAGCATTCGGTTGAGTAGGCTCATTCAGTGGGTTTCCAATCAGCGGGCAGCAGGTATTCGAAGTTGTCGGCCTTGCCGCCCTTCTTGAGTTTTCTGTTCTTGTGCGGGTCATGGGGTTCAGGTTCAAACCCATCCGGCGGGCCCACCACCATGGTGGTGATCGTGCCTTCGGGACCCAGGGAATAAGTGACCTCGGCAATTAGCATGTCGCGGTCAAATCCGATCACCGGATCGACGACGCGCACCAGCATGTTGTGACGCCACAGCGCGCCGTTCGACTGCCTCCAGCCCTGCACCTTGTAGGTGGTACTCAAGGCTTTGCCCATGCGCTGACCGCGCTCCCAGTTGGCTCTGCTCTGGGCCAGCGTGGTCGTCATCTGGCCGCTTTCGTGGATGATCAACACGCGCTTACGTGTGGTCCGATCATCGCTGACCGAGGCAGACACCTCTGCCGTCTTTTCGCCGAAGTCGTCATCGGTGCCACTGCGCTGCCCAAGTACCTGGTATTCCGAGAACACAGTGGAAAAGTCCAACTGCGTGTTGCCTGCCAGCACATTCTTGCCGAGCTGGAGTGCGTCCACCGCCCTACCTTCACTTCCCGGTTTAGCGAGTACCACCATTCCCCTGGCGTCATCAGTGGAGAACACACGGAACAAAGTCAGCAACCGGTCAATGGACTCAAAAGCCGTTTCCCCGGGCTCGATCGTATGGTCTGAAAGCTTGCCCGTTTCCGGAATCTCGCTGCGCACCGCCAGCCCATAAGGCGCTGCCAATGCTCTTACGATGTTGAGCACACCCTGGTTTTTCCATTGCCCTGGCTTGTTCACCGCCGCGCAATCCACTAAGTCGGCGGTCAACGAGCGGCCGGTGATCGACAAAGTGATTTGGTTGTCGTCGTAGTTGATCGGCGTGGAGAACACCCAACCGGTGAGGATCAAATCCCCACCGATTCGCACTTGGCACTTGGCGCCCTGGCGGATGGGTATCGAAACGGTTTGCCCAGGCCAGCGCCAGGTGATGCTCAGGTTGAAGTCACGGGCCTGGCGCTCCAGTCCCGCCGAGATCTCAACCGATTTCCAGCCGCCATAGTCCAGGCCGTCAACGGTCAGGCTGACGGCGTTCGCGGTATCGAGCATGGGTTACTCCTGAGCGATTTTCAGCGGTATCGCTGGCACGAAGCCCGGGTGTTGAATGCGGTTGCGCTGTACAACCTCGCCGGCCCGTGTGGCGTCCCCAAAGCGACGGTAGGCCAAGACCAGCGCCGGCAGGGTTTCGGCGGGTGTGATGTCCACCAGGCGAACGCCTGAGGCGGCGACAGCACTCAGGTGCTTGATCAGCGCCTGACGCATCGTGTTGAGCGCCTGGTAATGCTCCGGGTCTGCCTTGAGGGATGCTTGCCAGATCGCCTCGCTTAAAACATCCCGCAGTTCAATCACGTCGTCCGCCACTGGAACCTCAGGACGCTCGACTGGTTGCACGGCCTGGTGATCAATCGACGGAGTGGACTCCACCGACACCGGCTGCGTGACCACCGGCATCTCGCTAATGATTAACGCCACCTGTACCAGCAGTGAATCCTGCACCAGGTTCGCTACCGCCTGTGCCGCTGCGGTGGTATCAGCTCCACTGGCCTGCGGAACGTTGTTGATACTGTTCACGGCCTCGGCATGCTGTGACGCTACCGCGACGGCGCTGCGGTAGCTGGGGGCTGTCACCGCGCCGGCTGCATTGCCGGTCTGCCCGGTGGAGCTGCTGGTGCGGTTCACGCCGGCACGGAACAAGCCCGAGGTAGAGAAGTCGTTGAAGTAGCTGGAAAACAACGCACTGAGCGCCGAAGGCGAATTCACCAGCGACTGGATAAAACCGCTGAGGTTGGTGAAGATCCCCAGGAACGGTGCGAACTGCCGCTGAATGATCGTGTAGACATTCGACAAACCGTTGCGCAAGCCGATCAGGTTGATCCTGGCCTTGTCCACTACCGCCATCGCTGCCTTGTAACGGCGAAGCGCCGAACTCAACAGGCTCTCCGATGACTTGACCACTTGTTGCTGGGTGTTCGCAGTCCCGGTGGGAAACTTGCGGGGCTTGCTGGGGTAGAAAGTCAGCTCAAGGCGAGCCATGCCCCCCTCAGTACGGCTATGGGTTAGGTCGCACTCACCGACATCGACCAACATCCGGCCGAGCCAGGGGTGCACCAGTTCACCCGGGCCTTCTTTCTCAAGCGCTTCCAGCAGCTTATCCCGCCGCTCAAAACAGTCGTCACCAATGACGTAGGCGCTCACCTTATGCACCTGGGATTGCTTGCCCAGGGACTCAAAAAACGGCTCATCACGCTGGGGGTATTCATGCAACTGGCCTTTGCGGCCAACCGGTACCGCTGCCTGCTCGATCAGGAATTTGATTCCCCTGAAAGACGCAGGCAGCAGATCATCGCGCCAGGTCTTTGTCACTGCGATCCTCCAGAGCCCACGGTGCGATATCCCACGCTGGGCTTGACGCTCAGGCCGGGCTGATTGGTTTTCGGTGGATCCACCCGTAACCCGGGCGGCGCGTCGGTGAAGCGGATGTTCATTTCACCGTTCAACTGCGTGCGGTTGTTCTGGGCGGCTTGCTGCGGCACGCTCCCTGGTGCTGCCAATTGCCCCGGCCGGGCCAGCAGCGAGACCGGCGCCCCGGCTGTGAGTACGCTGGCAGGTGTGGACTGATCAGGGCGGCGCAGCAACTTCGAAACATCCGCACCGCCCTGGGTGACATTGCGCAGCATCTGCTGATTGCGCACTATCTCTGCGGCATTCGCCTGCAGGAACTCACGAGTGCCACCGCCCTCTCCCGCATTGCGTAACCGCTGCGCCTCGGCAAAATTATTAGCCTTAGCCGTGGCGGTTTTAATTAGACCGTCACCGCCCTCGCCACCGCCGAAGAACTTCATCATCGGCTCAATGATCGGTCGCAGTTTTTCCCAGAGACTCTGAAACCAAGCGCTGATCGGGTCCCAGTTTTTGACGATGTAGCCAAGGGGTGACCAATCGAACATGGTCTTAAGAAAGTCCATCACCGGCGTCGCCAAAGCAACCACCACGCCCCACAACGCCTTGAAGAACTCCGTCAGCGGCCCCCAGTTGGCGACAATGAGTCCAATCGGCGTATACGAAGCGAAGGTTTTGAACACCTCCCACGCGGCCAGCGTAGGACCTCGAATCTTGTCCCACATTGCGTTGAAGTATGGCGCAATGGCGGACCAGTTCGACACGATCATCCCCGCCGCCAGGGCGATGCCGGTGGCGGCAAGTCCTATGGGGTTGGCTTTCATGGCGAACGACAACAGTTTGGTCGCCACGATGGTCGAGACGATCCCAAGCCGTAGCGCGGTAAACGCAATGCCCGCAGCGGCTAAACCACGGACGACATCGGGATTGGCCTCTATCAACTTCGAAAACTGAACCACCAATGGCCGCACGACATCGACTACGCCGTTGAGTGCAGGCAGAAGAGCATTGCCAATCGCCTTTGAGACATTACTTGTAGCATTGCGAAGAAGCCCGAGGTTGTTCTCTGTGGTTGCAGCGCGGGAGGCATACTCCTTCTGCATAGAACCCGCATACAGAGTTGAGTCCCCCACTTTGTTCAAGTTGCCTTTGAGCAAATCAAGATTTGTGAGCAGCGACGCAATCGAGGTTACCGACTCAGAGCCGAACAACTGGGTCAACAAGCCAACGCGTGAAGCGGCGTCGACCTTGCCGATGCGTTCAAGGATATTCAGGATCGTGCCCTGAGCATCCGTCTGCATAGACTTAGCGACCTCTTTGGAATCAAGGCGAATGGACTTGAACGCCTGCGACTGCGCCTTGGTCGCGGAAGCTCCCTTAGTCATCGACAACATGAAGTTCTTGATACCAGTGGCCGCGACTTCCTGCTCGACCCCTACCCCGGCCATCGTTGCACCCAGTGCCGCGATCTGACCCGAGGCGAGCCCGGCAATCTCACCGAGAGGGCCGATCCGGGTGACGATATCGGAGATTTTTTTGGTGTTCGCCGGCCCCGTGTTACCCAAGTAGTTGATCCGATCTGCCAGGTCAGTCACTTCGCCCTGGGTCATCTTGAACGATGTCCGCCACGTTGCCATCATGTCGCCGCTTTGGTCGGCGGTCTGATCAAAGGCAATGCCCATCTTGACCGCCGCTTCCGCGAACCCTAGCAGTTCGTCCTGCGCGAAACCTGCCTGGCCACCGGCCGCGACAATCTTGGCGATATCGCCGGCAGCCATTGGCAGTACTTCCGACATACGGGATATGTCATCACCCATTTGCTTGAATTGCTCAGGGGTTTTGAAGTCGACAACCTTATTGACGTTTGCCATCTCGGATTCAAAGGCAACAGCTGATTTGATCCCGACAGCAAACGGCGCAGCCATCGCCCCGCCGGTCACTAGATCCTTTATTCCAATTTTTCCGAGGCCGGTTTTTTCAAGGTTTTTCCTGAACGAGCCCACGTTCTTCTGAATGCCAGCTAACTTTGGCGACAACTTGTCGACGCCAGTGATTAACGCCTTGAGCTGAAATTTGTCCGCCATTATTTTTCCTGCCGGTATGCATTTATTCGCAACGCCTGGTCCTGCGACTCAATGATGAGGTCCAGCGATCTGGACATCATCTGTTCGGGGTCGACCCTCCAGTACCAGGCCAGGTCGTAACTAACGGCTATCAGGTCTTCGGCGGAGGTGACGCCGACGTCGTGAAAAAACTAAAGACCACCCAAGCCAAAGAGTTGAGGTCTGAAAGGTCCAGTTGGTTGACCGACGACGGTGGAATACCCGCACAAACCGCGATGTATTTGGCAACAACATCCATGTCCAAGGAAACATCTTCATTCTTGTCGAGCTTGTAAGGCATCGCCTTGATTGCCCTGACTTCCTGCACCGTAGGCCGACGCAAAGTCAGCTCAGTGAGCTGCTCGCCATGAGCCTCAATCGGCTGCTCCAGCTTGATCGGATCACTCATTGCCAAGTCCCCTTGATGCCATCAAATTGCAGCTCAATGGTGCCGTCGTCACCCTTGGAACTAGGCTCATCGACGAGGTAGGCGCCGGCCAGCACGTAGACCTTGCCGTTCTTGAACTCGACAGTCACCGTCATGTCCGTACCATTGACCAGCTTCTTGATGTCCAGGTCCGACGTATGCACCGCAGTGACCTTGACCCACGGCGCCAAGTCCTCTTCCTTGTAGAAGCCCGGTACCACCGTCTCGCGCTTGACCTCCATCAACGGCGCTTCACAGCCGCCGGTGATCGTCAACTGGGAACCGTCTACTTTGACGTAGGCCGTGCCCGCTACTTTTTGTCCCATGGTCTATCTCCGCGCATAAAAATGCCCGCGCATGGCGGGCTGGGTGTTCAAGGTCGACTTTAAGCCGCTGCGTCGTACTGCAGGCGGAACTGGTTGAGCAACGCGAAGACGCGTAGACCGTTGATATAGTCCGGCGGGAACAGCACGTTGACCCGGCTCGGGTCGTTGCCGTCGCGCTCAACGATCAAGTGTTGGGCGAACAGCTCAGCGTTTTCGACGTGGCCTTCCAACTCCAGCTTGGCGTACTGGGCGATCAGTTCACCCCGGATTGTGCTCGGCGTCACGATGGGCGCGCCGGCGCCGAAGCGGGTGCCGTCGTTGGCAAGCTTGTGGCGCCCGTACTTGCTGGTGATCACACCTTGCAGCCGGCGGATGATGAACGCCGATTGGTGCATCGTCTCGCTGTCCAGGTAGGAATTGTCCGGCTGGCCGTAAGCGTTCTTCTGGTAGGTGGTGATCGCACGCTGAATGCGCACATAACCGCCCTCAAAGTAAGCCGTTGCAATGCCATAGCTGAGCAGCGATTGGCGCTCGGTCAGGGTAAACCGCTCGCTGGCCGGGGCCGGATCCAGCCCCGGCAAACTCCCGCTTTGCGTTGGCCGGCTGGCATCGGCCGAGATAAACACTGATGTCCGAGCGGCCAGTGATGCGGCCTGCACCCAAAACGGTTGCGGTACGCCCATCTCCATGGCCTGGATGGTCATGTGTTGATCATTGCGAGCCATGCCCGCCGCGACCAGAGTACCGAGGGTGCCGCGCTTGGCGTTGTATACGTGGCCGAACAACTGTTTAGCCCAGCTCCAGCGGCCCACGCTGTCGTCCATTGCGGCCTTCCAGGCATTGAGGCTGGTGGTGTCGGACCAGGGCATGCAGATGAATTCGAAGGGCTCATCACCCAGGGCGGCCAGAGCGTCCACCTGGTCAGGTGCTCCAACGCCGCCAGCCATTACAGTGACCGTAGCGGTCAGCCCGGCCGGGAGAACCTCACCATTGGTCTTACCCAGCCGGTTGAGCTGCAGGCTGATGTCGTTACCACTCTCCCCCTTCCATTTGCAGGTGAGCGTGACAACGGCTTCTACCGCAGCGGCAGTCACCGGCAAGTCGGGCGTGGCATTGATGCGTACAGCGAGCGCTGAGGCTGCCTGCGCAGCGGTTGCCGCGCCCACCACGGTGGCCTGCACTCGCACACCGCCGACGTACAGGTTCAGCAAACCCGCCTCTGTGGCAACACCGGTTAGGGTAACGGTCGCGCTGGATACCGCACCCACGGTTGCCAGCAGTGGCAGACACCAGACCTCACCCACCGGGTCGGTCTTGCGCCATGCCTCGTACATGGCAGCCAGCATCGAACCTTGACCGCCAATAGTCTTGGCAAGCGCCACACTGGGCACCAGCACCAAAGAGCCAATATCGTCGCTGGTGGCATTGTCGTTGACCTGGCCGACGATCAACCGGCGCATGGTCGACGACGCGCTGTTGGCGGCCGAGTTGTCCATCTCCGCGTAAAACAGCGGCACGCGCAGGTCTGCCGGGATGTTGCTGAATCCGATGGACATTATTGTGCCCCCTCTTGTTTCGCCGCCTTCGCGGCCTTGGTTGTCACGTCGCCATCCGCCAGCCGGCGGCGCCACCAGGCGTTGTCTTGAACTTCCCGACCCGCAGCCGGCAACAGGTCGCCCGCCTCAGGATCAGGTACGGCCCGGCCAGCGGCCGGCACCACGGTGATGCGCTTGGTCATGGTGTTACGTCTCCTGAGAATTTCGCTTCGATACGCCCATCCGGGCCGGGGGATTGCAAGTTGGGGTCTGCCGGGTCGATGCAGTCCATGTTGATGGTCATGCCGGTGAACGGTGGCAAACCGTCAAGCTCATACTCGTGCCAGGTCTCGGCGGGCTCTGCCGACGTGTTGCGACCCAGCTGGAAGTCAGAGGCGAACGTAAACCGGTAGATCGTGCGGTTGCGGTTGATCGAGATCAGCTCACCGCCTTCGTACTCGATCAGGTCGTATTCCGGCCCAGGCTTCCAGCCGATGAGGGCACGCCATAACTCGGCGCGGAAAACGTGCACCAGGTCGGCGGCCTCCTGGCCGCGTTCGTCCTGGGTGTCGAGGACCAACACCACATCGAACTTGTCGCTGATGTCCTGCTGGACACCGGTTTGGATGGTGTTCACACCGGCCTTGTCGCCGATGGGAATCACGTAGGCAGAAGGCCGACTGAGCTTGGCGCTTGCCGCCACGGCCTCGAAATCAATACCGCCCGCAACCCGGCCAGCGAAGCCTGGGCAGTACTGCCGCAGCTGTGCAACGATTGGGGTAACTCGCATAGAAAAATCCAGCTGTAGAGAGCCGCCTGGGCGACCTATCTATTGGGTTGAGTTCTCTACCCGAGAGCATCCGCAAAGGCCCGGCTCAAGATCGCTCGAACATCCGTGCCGGAATCCTGCAGGGCATCGCTCATGTAGTTGGCTCGTGGTTCGATCCGCCATCCATTGCTCTTGCGCTCTGCGATCAACGCCGCCCGAGCACCACCGCGACGACGGTTGCTTTTGCCTCGCCCTATTCCCGGCGCCAACTTCTTAATACGGCTGCCCTGGCGCACACCGTAGTGCAGATACGCCGGGTAATAATCTTTCATGGCGCCGGTCTTGTACGGCGCGACCTTGACCATGAAACCGGAGCGGGACACCTTGAAGTTGATCGAACCCAGCAACTCGCCTGTTCGATTCAAGGGATAGCTGTCTTGGCCTCGGGCCAGGGCGATGTTCATCTGCGCCCGTTGCCGCACCAGCTTGCCGGCCTTACGCATGGCCGCACGGATCTTCTTCTTGTCGAAGGCTTCGCGTTCGAACTTTTCGAAGCCTTCAATATGAATGTAACCGTCAACGCCAACTGAGTTAGCCATAGATACTGCCTCCCGCCTGGACCGCGCCCAGCTCTTCGACCTCCAGCAACGTGAAGCGGTGACCGCCATTCATGTCGGCGACCCGACGCACCCGGTAAATCGAACCACCGTGCACGACCTCATGCGCATCGCTCATGCCTTTGAGGTAGTAAAGGGTCACACGGTGGGTGATCTTCACATCGGTCTGAACTCCGTTGGCGTAGACCGCAGTCCCGACCGGCTCGATTTTTGCCCACCGCTTTTTCTGATCGGTGAACAGCGAGTCGAGCCCCAGATCCGACGCCGGGATGTCAGACCGCAACCGCAGCGTGATCCGCCGGTCCAGCTCGCCGGCACTGGGTTCAAGCATTGCCATAGTCAGAACCTCGGCGGCACGGTGATCTCTGCCACCAGATGATCAAGGAACGTTGGTGGCAACTCGGCCAGCGTGTGCCCCACAAGGAACACTTCCGGGTACCGATAAATTGTCGCAGCTGCCATCAACAGCCAATTGCGCACGCCGGGGTGAAGATCAATATCTAACCCAGCCCTGTAGCGGATGCGGAGCCGGCCCGCAGGTCGAACTGCGGGGAAGTGCAGGAAGCTTTCCCGCTGGTCCTGGCGCAGGTCAAAGGGCCCGACCTGCTCTACCCAGCTTCCATCGGCCTGCTGGGAGAACACCGTGACAACATCGCTCGCCTGGCCTACATCGAGCGCATGCCCGCTCTGCCGATCCGCTGGCCACTCTTCCTCATAAACAGCACCCCGGATGGCAGCGCCCGTTTTTGACTCGCACTGAGCGGTGACGCCGGGAATGATGATTTGTTCGATCAGCTCCGGCGCCATGTCCTCCGGCTCAACACGACACTGGAACGCTACTTGTTCAAGCGTCAGGACCGGATCACCGAAGTACTCAATTCGACGGGCCATGACTTATGGCTTCTCGTCGAGATCTTCGACTTCCTCTTCCTCCAGCTCTTCCTGCGGATTTTCCGGCGGCTCCTGCTCTGGCGGCTCTTCTTCCGGCGGATTTACTGGCTGCTGATCAACGGGCTTTTGGGCCGAATTCTTTTTGCCGGCACCCTTCTTGCTGGCGGGCGGTGTGACTACCTTTTCAGTGGAAGCTTTTTCCACATAAAGTCTTGCCCGGCCCGCGTCGATCAGAGCATCCGCAGCAGCAGGATCAAAGCCGGCGGTTTCCCCGATCGCGTAGCCTCGCCATTCCTTCTTGAAGGTGACGATTTTCATATCGGTCATATTCTTACCTGCTCAAGTAGTTGGCCCCACCAAAGGCAGGGCCAGGGAATTACATACCGGCACCCCAAGTAATACCGGTGCCTACGGAAATCGACTCGACGTGACGCGGGCCGAAATCGTGCTTGCTGATCACGCGGATCAGGGTCTGATCACGCTGGAACGCGCTGACGGTGTTACCTGCGCCATCCTTGTAGGAAGCTTCGGTGCTGATCGCAATCGCCAGCGTGGTGTCTTCACCGATGTAGCAATCGGCGAAGTTCACGAAGTAGATCTCGGACTCGTTACCGCCGGCGCCCAGGTTGACCGGCACTTGAGTGGTCAGTGCCACTGGATAGCCCTTCAACATACCGCCGTCGATTTCTGGGTAAGCCTTGTTACCGTTGCCGTCGCGCAGCGATTGCAGCCAACGGATGGTGCGTGGCGCCATGATCCAGCCACAGCCAGCCAGATCTACGTTGGCGCCTTCAAGGCGAAGCATCATGCCGCCTAGGTACAGGTCAACGATGGCAAGCGTTGCACCAGCAGGCGCACCCATCACATTGCCAGGCAGGGCCCAGTAGCGTAGGCCCTTCGGCAACGAGCCGGTGCCAGCACCACGGATGAAGTGAAGATCTTCCGACAGACCCATGCTGACCGCCAGATCGCTGCTGACCTGGGAGTCGATGCGCGGGTTAACGCCCGCATACGCCAACAGGTCATTGGAGATTGGCACGATCGCAGCCGCCTTCTTGGCGGACAGCTTGAGGTCACCGAACTGCATATCGGTGATCGCAATGTCTTCCTCGGTGCCCAGGTAGGTCACCTGAGTGTTGCCCAGCACGCGGGGCATGGTCAGGTTGCCGTTGTTCAAGGGCAGGCTGATGGCGCCCATCTTGCGCACCACGGACTTAGGCCGCAGCGATTCAATGACGCTGGTGCTGAAATTCTCTGGAACCAGCACACCGCCGGAACCCGGGGTAACAGTGGAAAGCGCCATATGCACATCGGCGCCGTAACCGCCCGTCTTGGCCATTTCAGCTGCGACCTGCTGATTGCCGCCGGCCTGGACCATCAGGCGTACCATTTGCGCCATCGCGACACCCGGTTTGGTCGGCTCGCTATGAGTGCTGATATGGGTGGGGGAGCCTTTGTTACCTTGCGCGCTTTCCTCGACAGGCACCGCAGCTGCTGCCGCGATTCGCTCGGCGCTCTCGGCGCGAGTGATCTTCGCGGTCAGTTCGTTGATCTGGCTTTCCAGCTGCGCAAACTGCGCGAGCTGCTCGACGGTAAGACTAGCGCCACCGGCCTCGATCTGGGCAAGGGCCTGGACCTGGGTCACCAGTTGGGCGCGTTCGCTACGCATTTGAAGTACAAGGGACATGGTGCCTCCTGGGCATTAAAAAACCCGCACAGGGCGGGCTTCGACGACTGCCGCGAACGCGGTCAGATCAGTGTTTGAAGATTCAGTGCAGAAGCACGAACGGCGATACGGCTGCCCTGGCGGTTCGCCCGACTTACCGCAACGGAATGGGAGAGGTCATCAACAGCCTGTTGCGGGCTCTGCATGCGGTCGGCCAAGCCGGCACTGATGCCCGCCTGCCCGCGATACAACCCCGCCTCAGTCGCCATCACTTGCTGTACAGACAACCCCCGGTACTCAGCAACGGCATTGACGAAGAGCTGATAGCTCTCTTGCACAACGTCGTTGAGGTACTTAAGCGACTGATCACTCAAGGGTTCGTGAGGGCTAAGGTCGTTTTTGTGGGCACCGGCAAACACCGTGGTTACCTTGACGCCCATGCCCTCTTCCATCTTGGAGCGGTCCATATGGCTGGCGATGACGCCGATGGAGCCAACGCCACTCGTCTGGCTCACTACCAGCTCGCTACAGGCCGAACCGAGTAGGTAGCCGCCGCTGTATGCCATGAAGTTGACGATACCGGTGATGGGCTTCTGCTGGGCCATCGCCCGGATATCTGCCGCCAGCTCGAAAGCGCCAACGGCAGAACCACCTGGGCTATCGATGTCCAGCACGATGCGCTCAACCATGGGGTCAGCAACGGCGTTTCGGATCTGCGCCCGCAGTTGCTCATAGCTGGTCATCGTCTCGCACATGCCGATATGGCTGCCGCGACTCACCAACACACCGCTGACCGGAATCACCTCGATACCGGTGCGGGCAATCGCAGTGCGGCGCTCTTCTTCGCGCTGGGCGATGCGGTCCATACCGTCATCCGACCAGAGGCCGGCAGCACCCGGGGCGCCGATGTTGACGATGTTCAAGCTCATCACCTGGTTGGCCCAGCGTACGCCGAGGTCCAACATATCAGGCATAACCAACAGCGGCTGATTGAACAGCAGGCTGGAGGCTCGCAGGTAGTTTTTCATTGCGCCAGAATCCTCTCAATTTCAGCGTGCTGCATTTCGAGTTGCGCGCGCACGGCGGGGTTGGTCAGGTCGGCGCCGCCTTTGCCTGCATCAACCATGTTAAGTGGTTGCAGGTAGATCTCACCGCCCGGTACCGGCGGCATGTTCTCCAGCCGCCGAATGTCATTGACACTGAGCCAGCCCCACTGCCGTCCAATGGCATAGGCTTCATAACGGCTCTTCTGATCACCACGCAGCAACCCAGACAGGTTGAACTCGATGAAGTAGTTGCGGCGGTCACCGGGCAGCAGGAAGTCACGCATCATTGACTGCTCATGACGCTTGACCCAGGGCAACAGCGCAAACACCACAAACTGAATCATCAGTTGCTCAAGGGTGTTGTAGTTGGACTTCTCCAGGTCGTTGACCATGGGCAACGGGATCTTGTAGATACGGGCGATATCGGTACCGGTGGTTTTGAGAATCCCCAGCACCTCGGCATCGACGTTGTTCATGGACACGGGTTTGAAGGTCATGCCCTCTTGCAACAAGGCCACCTTCTTGGCGTTATCCATACCGCCGAACTTCTGGCCCCACTGGTCAACGATTTTATCAATGCTGCCCTGATCCTTGATCGCGGGAGCTTCACGTGGTCGTTCAATCACACCGGAGACCGTCACACCGTTGGCGAAGCTCTTGCCCGTGTACTGCCTGACAGCCTGGGCCAGCCCCAACGATTCGGCATGCACCTCAATCGGCGACAGCCCCACGTAGTGGTTTGTGCTGAACCACCGTACGTGGTGAATCATGCGCATCGGTAGCGCTTCACCTCCACCGATTCGGTAGTACGGCAGCATGTCGCCACCCTTGAGCACCTGCACCTTGTCATTGCACAGCGGCCAAAGCGCCACGACGTTCCCGTCTTCACGACGGTCGATGAAGCTGTAACCGTTGCCCCGCAGGCCGGCGGCACCTTGCATGCACTCCATAAACTCATACGGAGTCTGGAAGCCGTTCGGCTGGTACCGAAGCACGTCATACGCAGGATGGTTGATCGCCGGCTCACGCTGGCCCTTGTCCATGCGCTTGTACATTTCACAGGGCAACTGCCCCATGGTTTCGGCCAGCAGCGTGACGCAGTTCTGCAGGATTGGCAGGCCCAGCGCCGATTCCGGCGTGACCTTTACGCCGGAGCTGTTGCGGCCACTGCCGATCAGGCCGCGCCAGAAGCCGCCCCCCGTTTCCGTGAGGTTGCCGCGCCCTTCGCCGAGCACGCTTGAAAAGAACATGCTCAGCCTCCTTTGGGTTTCATGGCGGCAGCTGCGCGATCCGCCAGCCAGGACCAGGACATAAGTCCGACGCCCGCGACAACACACGCAGCAGGGACGTGAACCATCGCCACGCCGCCGACCAGCAGGCAGAAGCCCAGCAGGCCGGCCAGCCAGGACACGATGACCAATTTCATATACCGACCCCTTCGTCGTAAATGGATGTGCCACCGGCGCCGGCGGCTTTACCGCTTATGCCAGTGGCCATGATGGCGGCGACAATGCCGTCGATACGGCCCGTCGCCTTGGCCTTGTCGGCTTTGCGGTTGTTGGCTGGGTCAGAAACGATTACCGCGTTGCCGGCGTTCCAGGTCATGACGGGGTTACCGTCATGTCGCAGGGTTTCGACTGTCTCGCTTTCGACCAACTCCCACTCGCTGGGGTCGAGGTCAATCACGCCGTCGCCCTCAGTCTCGGGAGCGAGGCCAAGCAGGCGCCGTTCAAACTCGTCAACGGCTGGGCCCATGTCCTTGAAGCCTTGGCCGAAGCCCACCATTTCGGGCAGCGTGATGTCGTATTCCGACATCAGTTGCAGAAGGTCTTCGATCCGCCAACGGTCGTAGGCGATGCGCTCCACGCCGAAGTACGCGGTGATCGTGACCAGGCGTCGCAGTACATGGAGCTTGCTGATCGCCCGCCCAGGTGTTGTTTCAAGGTGCCCCGCCTTGACCCACATTGCATAGGGCACCTTGTCGCGATCCTCTCGGCCTTGCAGATCGTCGTCCGGGATCCAGAAGTACGGCAGTACCCGCCAGTGCGGATCGTGCGGCGCGGGCCAGAACAACAGAACGAACGCGGTCAGATCCGTGGTGCTCGCCAAGTCCAACCCGCCGACACAGCGCCGGTTGCGCAACATCCGCATAGGCACGCGCTCTTCTGCCTGCTTCCAAACAGCCCAGGAAATCCACGGGGCGTCAGCCTGGGTCCACTCACAGAAGTTGAGGCGCCGCACCACGGACTCTTGAGCCGGCAGCCCTCGGGCAGCTTTGACCTGCTCACGCAAGTACTTGCGACCTGGGATGCCGTCGGCCTGGCCTTCTGCGATGTGATCGAGCGAGGGGTTGACCTTCGCCCAGCAGCTTTCGTCTTTGAATGGATCATCGCCCTCGTCGAGCGAACAGATGAAGGCAAAGAAGCTGTCGTCATCCTCAATGCCCGCGCAGATCCGCACGCCCAGGTCATGGTACTGACCACACACCGTTTTCTTGTCGGAGCCACTGTTGGTGATCATCACCACCATGGCCTTGCGGCGGTTCTTGGTACCCGCGCGCATCATGTTCACGGTGGCGGCGGTTTTGTGTTCGTGCACTTCATCAAGCAGGCCGATGTGGGGCCGAGGGCCTGACTTGCCTTCGTCGGCACTGATCGGCCGGAAAAACGAATTAGTGTTGGGGTAGAATAGGTTCCACACCTTTTCGTCACGGCCCGACTGCACCAGGCGAGATCGGAGTTTGGTGGACATGTCGACCATCGACACGGCGTCACGAAACAGGATCATTGCCTGGTCACGTTTGGTCGCAGCGGCATAGATCTCGGCGCGTTGCTCGCCATCCGACACCAAGCCATACAGGCCAATACCAGCCACCAGCGGGCTTTTTCCCGAGCCCTTACCGGTTTCGATGTAGCCCAGACGGAAGCGGCGGAAACCGTCCACCGTCATCCAGCCGAACAGACTGCCGATGACAAAGGCTTGCCAAGGAGCGAGCAAGAACGGCATGCCTTCGTAGTCGCCGCCGTTGAGGCAAAGCACCTCTTCGAAAAAACCTATGGCTCGGTTGGCCTTGCCCAGATCCCAAATCAAGCCACGCGCTGGCCCGTGTTTGAGGTCTTGCAGGTGCCGCTTGCAGGCATTGCGAACATCAGGGCCAGCGACAATATCGCCAGCCAACACCGCCAGGGCAAACGCGCTGACGCGATCATCAGTTGAAGTACTTGTCTGCGGCGTCTCGTTGCTCATTGGGGAATAGCTCACCTTGCGGCGCCGGCGATGTTTTCAGATTGCGCCGGGACATAGGCGACAGGCCGAACTGAGCCCCGGCGGCGTTGGCGCGCTTTTCGGCGTCGTTCGCGAGTTGGCGAAGGACGTGCATTTGCTGCGCGCCGGTTTTGAAGGTCTGGATGTCGCCGCCCAGGACATCATCAGAAGCGGCGTTGCGCTTCGTGATCAGCCGCTGGTACCGGCGCCAATCGGCGGTCGCCTGGCAGTAGGTCGCCAGCGCCATCGAATCCAATTTGGAAACGATGCCCAGGGAAATCAGCGCCGGCACCAGTTGCTCCCACTCGGCGACTGCATCAGCAGAAAGCACGTCCGGCATAGGTGGAGCGCCAACTGGCACTGGCGGCGCTGCGACTTGAGCCAGCAGATCGCTGACGTTTTCGCGCCCCCGATTTCCTTGCAACAATTTCAGCGCCGCCGGCGTTCCGGGGCGACCCGAGTTTCCGTTTCCGGCCATAAATACCCCTACCTTGTTGATACCCCCCCTCCCTCATTTATCCCGACGTTGCACACGACGGGGGGCGAGCGGTCTAGAAGAAATTAGCGAAAAGGTTTTTCACCCCCCCTACCCTCCGGGGCGCGCTTTTTTGGTGCGTTTTGGGGCCGAGGTCACCGATTCCAGTGATGCCCTGGATCCACCGGACGGCCGTCAGTGTTGCAGCCAGGGACCGTGCCGGTCCGCTCCATCCGCTGCTTCGTCGAGTCGTGGCAGAACTTACAGAGGCTCGCCCAGTTCGCCGGATTCCAGAACAGCTTCCATGCAGCTCTGAGTTGCACCGGATCACCGCTGTCCTTAGCCTCTTTCAGCTTGGGCGGGATCTTGTGGTCGACGATTGTCGCGGCAACGGGCCGCTGATCCGACGAGCACATGGTGCAGTACGGATGTTCCCGCAGGTGACCGTCGCGAGACTTCTGCCACTTGTATCCGTAACCACGCTGAGTGCTGCTGCCCCGCCGATCATCCGACACCTTGCTCATCAGCCCACTCTCCACACCCGAGCCAGGTTGCCCGAACTCTGGCACACCGACCCAACGAACACGGCCAGCAGTACCACCAGAGGCCACGAGTTGCGCGGCATGATCAGTTGGCCCTTGCCGATGTAAACGATCACCGCACCAGAAGCCACCATAACCAACCAGGCAAGGCAGCTCATGTCTCGACGGAAGCGTGCGCCACGGCGTCGGAAGGTGAACAGGCGAACGAACAACGCCACACACAACCAGAACGTGGCCTGGGTTAGGACTTCCTGCATCAGGTGACTATCCATCCTGCCTCCCCTGCTGTTCAGCATCGAGACCCCGACGTTTGATAATGGCGAGCGCAACGGTGACCACCAGTACCGAAGCACCGAACGCCGCCGGGCCGGAGTACTTGAACGGGCGAGTGCCCCACAGTTCCAACTCAGCCATGCCCGGGGCAAACAGATAGCCCATCACGAACGAGACCAGCAGGAAGACAACCCGCTTCCACACAGGCAACTCCTCGGTGGTGGTGAAGAACACCAGGGCACCGGCAAGAGCACCGATCACGGCGAGCCCATCAATACCTGTCAGTAACCCAGTTACAGCAGCACCGGCACCGCCGGCCACGACAACAGTTGCAGCCGTGCTCGCTGGCTCGCCCATGCTGATAACTCCATTGCAGACACCCATCGGGCAGAAAAAGAAAACCCCGCCAAAGCGGGGTTAAGTGACCGGTCTAGGGAAACCGGGTGAAGCTGCACAGCACGTGCGAGGTCAGCGCCAAGGCGCAAATTCCATATCGTGGGGACTTTTTACCCCTCTCCGGAAAAACCGGAAAGGAGTGTTTTTCGGTTGATCCGCTCGACGCAGCTTTGACGCACCTTGACGCAACTTTGAGGTAATCACTCCAGACGAACGGCAGTCAGCACAACCTGACACGGGGCACCGTCGACGCTCGCATCAGATCGGTGGCCGGCGACTTTACCCGCTTATTCCGCACACGACCCGGCGCACTACGCACGGTCAAGATCAACTGCACCTGCTGGTGCAACGCGTGGACCCAGTTTCTATACGTCCGATCCGCATCTTCACCCAGGCCCAGCAAGGGCAACTGAGAGCGCACAGACCACGCAGGCCGAGGCAGATAACGATTACGCGCCAACTTCGCGAGCACGGCCCCTTTCTCCGACTGCCGCTCCAGTTGCGCGAGTGCCGCCGCAACCTCCAATGCAGCGTGATCCATCCCGCCGCCTGTTGCCATCATCAAATCGCGAGATCCCGGCGTGCCGCGAGGGGCAGAGCCGCCCCATTCCATAATTGTCGCCATCGGGCTACCAAGACCGCCGCCCTCACCGACCTGGTTGAACTGGTTACCCCAATGCTGCATCAGTTCTTCGATTTCTTCGATCATCGCCACGCTCCACCGCTCAAAACCCAACCCGACACAAAAAACGCCACACTCAACACAAACCCAACACACCTAAAACCCTTTAAATTCAATAGCCTTAAATCAAATGTGTTGAGTGTGTTGGGTGTGTTGGGTTTAACGGTTCTCGCATAAGAAAAAAATCTCGATGCAGTGGATTCAAATAACGTCGCCCATGCGCGTGCGCGACGCCAAACCCAACACACCCAACACACAAGGCGGAAAGCCGCGAAATAGAAGGCTTGAAATTGTGTTTGGTATCGAAAACCAACCCAACACACACCCGACACACCCAACACACTTTTAATCGGACTCATGCTGCAGCCGCCTTGATGTGGTCCCAGTTGTCGACGTTCCAGCCCGCCAAGCGTGCCGCAGCCCGCCAAGCAACCACCGCCTTGCCCAGATCGGCTGAACTGAGTGATGGGGGCTGGGAAGCCTGCTCATCGCGAGGAAAGAAGAACACCCCAAACTTGCGGTTGCTGCCGTCGGTCCAGGGGATGGCGCGGGTCTTATCCACCTCCGAGCTGATGAACAACGAAAACTTCGTCTGGCTCATCACGTGCTCTTTGTTGCGGTGACACCACTCCAGGAACATCGCGTAAATGTCAGTGGACAAACAGGCGCCCCACATATCACGCCCCAGCTCGCCGTATTGCCAGAGGAACAGGAAAGTCTGCCAGCTGGCCCTACTCAACGCCACCAATCGCTCACGCGCATCAGTGCTGGGCGGCCTGGTACGCTGGTCGAAGTCGCCCAGGTCAATGGATAACAACCACGCGTATAGCGCAGCGACACCACCATTCTCCAGTTCACGACCCACCGCCTTCTGGCGCTCCACAGGCAACGTCTCCATCGGCCACAGCACCAACATTCGCCGGTCACTCGGCGCGATCGGCCAAGGCATAATCTCGTTGCTGAGGAACGCGGCGTTCATGTGGTTGGCTTCCTCCCAACCGTTGATGAACTTCGACTCCATACGCACCGTCTTGCCGGTCACCAGGTGTTTGATCTTGCCCACCTGGTTGTAACGCTGATCGCGGCTCACGACCTCTTCGAACACTGCCCACAACTTGCGGCTTTGCCAGGCGTTGAAGTTACTTTCGAGTTGCGTTTGACCGACCGTGGCCGCGTACTGACCGTAAAGCAAACCGAAAGCATCGGCGAACAACAGGCTTTTGCCAGAGCCCTCCATCGTCGAGTGCGCCAGCACCGCCGTATCCATCTTCGCGCCCAGGTGTTGCAACGGGTACGCCAACCACTTCACCAGCCAATCGCGTGACGACTGGTCGTGGTTGCACAGGAATGAAATCAACCACCGCAGGTTCTCGCACGCGGCATCTTCGCGCGCTGGCTCCATGGGCAGGCCGTCGAACGTGTTGATGTAAACGTTGGGATCCTTGGTCATCGTCGGGTCGAACACGATGTTCTCCACGTCGACCACACGCCGCTCCGGGCTGTTCAACCACATGCCGTACATATCACCGAGGGCCATCTTGACCGCGCCTTCGGCAACCCGCCGTTTCTTTTCCCGGTCCCAAACGTCCTTGGTACCGTCGATGTACACGTACCGCTCAATTGGCTCAAGGTTCAGAGCACCACCCTTCTTGCCAGCCATCTTGCGGGCTTGCTCGATCTCTTTGACCTTGTCATCGGAGATCAGCTTTTTGCTGGTGTCGTCGACCCACTGTTTTGCCAATGGCTTGCCGACGCGAGCCTCAAACGCGGTTTTCTTCATCACCCGCGCCTTGTCGAGATCCCATACTTGGGTGGTGCCTTCGACCAGCACGTAACGGCGCAGCACCTGTTCATAGGTCAGCACCTCCCCCGCTCCCCCGTTAGCAGCAGGAGCGGCCTCACTTGGCGCCGCGCTGGAGTCCTGCTCGACGGCATCCGCTGATGGGGCCGGGGGAAGATCCTGTGGGGCTGGGCGCGAGGCATGCTGCATTCCCAGCATCCGGGCGGCATCCTTCACCGCCTTCGACTGGTCGCCATCGTGATCCAGCAGGCAAAACACCTCAAACGCGTCATTCTGGTGACCGTTGGCCAGCGGATCCGCGCCGTGGTGCGAATAGACCTTGCGGTCGGTGACCGTCACACCAGGCAGCCCGGTGCTACTGTGTGGATACAGCCATTTGTTACCACGCTTGATGTAATCGTGGGCACGCAATAGCTCTTCGACATCGTGGCACCGGTTGAACTCATCAATCACCGAGGGTTTGCCGTCAGCGGGTGGAGCACGCTTGATAGGTTTCGCGGAGGGCTTCTTCGGTTTAGGCGCCCAAGGGCACGCGGCCTCGGCGTTGCGTTTGAACACATCCCAATTCTGCCAAATGTTCAGCAGCTCGTTGGTAAGCACCGGCAGACCATCAGCAGCATTCGGCGGAGTGCGCCAGGTGTACGGCTTGCCAGTACCTGGATGGATCGATGGTGGGAACACGTCCTGCACCAAGCCGGCGCGCAGCTCAAACACCGTGAACCGCTTGTATTCGTCGGCCTCGGCCTTGGCTGCCTCCTCACCGACAGAATCGCCCTGCTCTTTCGCGGCCTTGGCCCGCGCCATTAACCCTTTGTGAATCGACCCGTCAGGATCTTTCTCATTCGGCCAGGAAAGCGAGTGGCGCGTCAGCTCGATATCATCCGGCATTTTGAACAGCACGCGGAACCGCAATGGATTACCCACGATGGTCGGATAGACCACCGCCATGGCATCCAGATCGAGGCCCATCTGGTCGAACAATACAAACCGCGTCCACTGCACATCGTCCACGTCCAATGAACAGACACGGCTGGGCCCGAGCACTACGCCCAGGTTGTGATTTGGATTGCGCTGCCAGAATGCTTCGGCGGCAACCGGGTCGGTGATGTAACCGCCCGGCTTGTTCCAGCCCATGCCTTTCGGTGCCTTTTCGCCCGGGTCAATTGGGACCAGGGCAAGGTTAAAGGTTTCGATGTAGCGGCGAGCCCAGGACGCTATCGCTGTGCTGGTGGATTGCTCACTCATCGCCGCCGCTCCCGCAACCCCTGACAACTGACGCAGGTCGCACAACCCTGGATCGTCTGCTGACGAAGTAACGGGATAGGTTCGTCGCAATCCTCACAGAATTGCGCGCTGACGGAGCATGTCGGGCGCGGACGGCTCGCCAATGCGAGCTGGCGGAAGTACTCGGCGGCATCGTTGGCAATATCGATATCATCAGACATGATCAGCGCCCTCCATCGCCTTGCGGGCACCAGCCATGATGCCCAGCACCTCACGGATAACGTCCATGCCCCGCTGCTCCAGCAAAAGCACTTCGTGGGGCTCCCAGATGTTGTCGGCGGCGCCGTCGTGCATGCAGGCCACGAACTGGCCTGACTCCTCGAGCATCTTGCCGACAGCCTTCAGCGCATCGGCAGTTGCCGGTACCGGTATTGGCTTGTACCAAACCGCACCTGCCGGCCTGACCAGCGCGTCCAGCAAGCAAGGATCGCCGGTCAGCCTGATCACCTCTTCCAGCTCATCAGGGTCCAGCCAGCGCCGCTCTTCGTCGTGCTTGACCTTCTTCTGCAGGCTGTCGTAATCGAGCACCATATCAAGTGCCAAAGCAGTTACGCCGCCCCGGTAATCATGGGCCGCGCGGTAGATCGCTTTGCGGAGAGAAAGAACCGGCCCAGCGGCCGGTGATTGATCTGTTCGACTCATAACCGTAAATACCCCTTTTACGGTCTAGCCATAGAAACGGGCACGCCCTATCCTACGACTACGACCGATGTGCATGTGCTGTGTATCGTCGTAGCCGGGCTGGGGGATCTTTGGTGAGAGGCCCCAGCCCGGCACCCTTTTACGCCGCCGCTGGCTTCCGGCGAGATCCGATCGGACGGATCTCAAATGCCGAACAAGTCCCGTCAGCGTTCGACTTAACCCAAATGTCTCTATCAGAGCTGAGCATTTGTGATACCGCGCTTTGAGAAACCTTGAGCAACAGAGCCAACTCTGGCTGTGTTTTGCCCTTCGCGAACAACCGCAAAGGTGCACCAATAATGTTTTCCATCCTTCCTTCCTCGAATGGGATTCGCACAAGGATATTAGTGTGACTTCTAAAACTAAGCAACAGGAAATAGACGTCAGACTGTTTAGAGTAAATCAGCGCTGCTTATACAGTATCCGCTATGCATACTGATAAGCCCTCGAAGCCCGATATCGATCGCCTGCTATCCCAAAAGCGTCTCGCACGCCAAAACGTGCCAGATCCAATAAGGGAGAAAGAAGCACGCCTCTTGAAGGCAAAATACCTCGCCGCGAAAAAGGTCGACCCATCTCTAAATCAAGAGAAGATTGCGGATATGTGCGGCTGGGCAGGGCAAAGCGTAGTGAGCCAATACCTCAACGCGAAAATCCCACTCAACCTCTCTGCCCTCGTAAAGTTCGCCGGCATACTCAATTTTGATCCGAGTGAAGTCAGCCCTAGACTGACCGAATCACATCCAGCAATGGAGGTTGAACACTTCTACCCTAAGTCGCCTTCCGGCCCCCGCTGGGACAACCTAGTCATCTCAAGTCGCGAAGAAAACAATGCGCTTCGGATGGCTCCGTTTGATCTGCGGGGCGACAACGCAGCCCCGGGGGAAGGCGAAGTGGCCCTGCCCTTCTTCCGCGAAGCTGAGCTCTCCGCAGGACAAGGAACTGTGGTCATGCTTGATTCGAATGGTCGGAAGCAAATTTTTGCAAAAAGCGTTCTCAGTCTTAAGAACATAGATCCGGAGGCTGCAGGCTGCGCTACCGTTAGCGGCAATAGCATGGACCCCGTTCTGCCAGACGGCAGCATCGTAGGCGTCGATACAGCTTCCAGGAGTGTCCAAGACGGAAAAATGTATGCACTGGACCACGACGGCCTGCTTCATGTGAAGTTGCTATACAGACTGCCAGGTGGGGGGTTGCGGTTGAAGAGCTACAATGACGCTGAACATCCTGACGAACGATATGACGGTACCTATGTTAGCCAGCATATTCGCGTTCTCGGAAAGGTGTTCTGGTACTCCGTACTGCTCTAATTCCACTTCACGCATCAAGGCCGCTTCAAGCGGTCTTTTTTGTGCCCGGTGAAAACAGGGCAAAGATATATTGACAGCTTATATCAGCTGGACTAATTTTATGAGCGACAAAGCCTCTCACCAAGGGTTACCCGCTCATGAATATCACACAGCACATCAACACCCGCTGCCCGGTCTACCTTCACCCGACGGCGGCAACCAGCCCCGCCGCCGTAGAACGTATCCAGCGCATCACTGGCCTTCTGGTCATCGTCAATCTGGGGCGCGCCACCATTGCACCCGCGCCCGTAGCCGTCGCCACCGATGACCACGGCCCATGGGGCGGTGACGCAGCATGAGCAGTTACCTAATTCCATTGGCTCGCCAAGAGCTGCTGCACCACGTGCTGCAGGTCGGTGGCAGCGCAGTGTGCGGCCTGACCCGCCCTGAGCAAACCATCCACGCAACCTTTGAGGTTGAGCTGACTACCGAGCATGCCGTCGTCACTGTGGATGTTGCAGGCAAAACCCAATTGCTCAAGTTGAAGCGCAAGGATCCGGCCAACCACCTGCACCTGCGCGACTTCATCCAGAAAGCCGCCAACGCACCCGCATCGGCCTGAGGACAGCGCCATGAACCGCACCCTGGATCAAACAGCCGCTTTGCTCGGGCTCAAGCCCCGCGCCTTCCGCACCAGGTTGCGGGAACTGGGCGTGCTGAATTCTTCCGGCGATCTAGCCAGCGCACACCGCGAGCGCGGCTACCTGTTCTCCGACCCCCGCAGCCGCTGGAATCCAACACTCCACAACTACACCCACTACTCCGTGGTGCTGGTCAAGGAAGCGGGTGTTGAGTGGATCGCCAAGAAGCTGGACATCGCCATCACCAACAAGGACGCAGCAGCATGAAGACGCCGAACGCCATCAACTCCGCTGTAGGCGCCCTGAAACTGGTGCCGATGTACCTCAACCACCCGACGGTGATCAGCCGCGCCACGCTGATTGGCGCCTCGGCCGAAGCTGTCGCGCTGCTGGAGGCGTTGCCCTGCGTGTCGGTTGAGTTGGCCGAAGTGTTCCGCTGCGTTGACGCAGTGATCGCAGAAGGTCAGATCGCCTACGTGACGCCGGTGAAGTGCCCGGAATACCCATACGGTGCCGTCGTCGCGGACGCCGAGGGTAGCGTCCTGGCAGCGGCCAAGGGCAAGAGCAAGGAAGGTCTCGCCGAACTGATCCGCCTCAAGCTGGTGCCCCGAAAGGAGGGGTATGGGGAGGAATCCGCGTGACCACCACCCTGGAACAACTCCGGCGCCAGTTCGCCACGCCTTGCCCAAGCTTGACCGCGGTGCGTGAACAGTACTTCACGCACATCCGCACCGACCGCTACCTGCTGAGCGAAATCAAGGCAGGTCGTATCGCGCTGGTGGTCAAGCGGCTGCACTGCTCGGCCCGTGCCAAGCCCGTCGTTTACCTCCACGACCTGGCCGACTACCTCGACGCCCAAGCGACGAAGCAAGCGGCCTGATTCAAACGGTAGCCCCTGCCGACCAGGGGCGACACAGCCAATGAGGCACAGCACATGAACACCAAAGCACGTCCCTTTATGGACACCCTGCGCGACATCGAGGCCGGTGGCCTGCTGGACGAACTCACCGAGGCCCAGCACAGCCTGATCGACGCCATCCGCATGACCGGCAAGGGCGGCGATCTGACCATCAAACTTACCTACAAGCCAGATGGCGGCGGCCAGATGACAGTGAAGGCCGACGTAAAGACCAAAGAGCCTGTACTGGCGCGCGGAACGTCGCTGTTCTTCCTCACGCCCGAAGGCAACATCACCCGCCGCGACCCGCGCCAGCAGGAAATCCCGCTGCGCAGTGTCGAGGATGAACCCGGGCCTGGAGCTTTGCGCCAGGTCAGCCAGTAACGCCCGCCCCACCAACCTCTCACCAAATCGTCACCCACTGGAGCACATCCTATGCAACAAGCCCTACAGCACCTGGTCACCCTGGCTCAGTCCCTCGGCAAACCAATGGAGGTCCCGGGCATCCCTGCGCCACTGGCACTCGTACCGAACGGGGTCAGCATCGAAAGCCTGGAACACCTGCTGCCCGCGCCTTCACGCATCAGGCAGAAGCTCACCGTGCTCGATGCCGAGTCGTTCATCAGCTACGTGAATCGTTTTTCCACTCAGGCCACGGCAGTGTTTTGCAACGGCCCCGAAGGCCGGACTTTCACGGCAGTCATCGACTACCACGATCCGGCCGCGCCCGCCTGGCGCGATCATGTCGCGACGTACCGCTGCCCGACCACCGTTGAATGGGGCAACTGGAAGGAAAAGGACCGCAAGCGCATGGACCAGGCCACCTTCGCCGAATTCATCGAAGACAACGTGAAGGACATCACCCACCACCCCGAGCACGAGAACACCCCAAGCGCTGCTGACATGCTCGAAATCAGCCGCACCCTGGAAGCCAAGAAGAACATCACGTTCCGCCAAGGCACCCGCCTCGACAACGGCCAGGTGCAACTGACCTACAACGAAGAAATCGACGGGCGCGCCGGCGAAGCTGGCCAACTGCGTATCCCCGAAGAGTTCTTCATCGCGCTCAAGCCATTCCTCGGCGGCGACGCCTTCTGCGTGCCCGCCCGTTTCCGCTACCGCATTCAGGAAGGCCGACTGGTCATGTGGTACGAACTGGTGCGGGCCGACAAGGTGCTCGAAGAAGCCTACAACGCCGTGCGCGCCAAGATCGAAGGCGCCATCAACGACGTGCCGCTCTATGAAGCCACGATCTAACTAACTCCCTGCAACACCCCGCCGCCGTCCTCTCACCAAAACTGTCCGGCGGCGGGCTCTAACGAGGCATACAGCACATGCAAATCGAAACTTACATCATCGTCGCCGGCCTGCTCGTAGGCTGGATTGCGACCGCTTTCTTCCTGATAAAAGCGAGCAAAAAAGCCTTTGCGCGAGGCTTTGAACGCGGCGTCAACCTGGCCCGCGAGCAGCATGCCGCTTCGCCTGCCTGCACCATCGACGACCACGAACTGATGACGAAGATCACCACGTCACTGGGACTAGCCGTGGAAACCTGGCAAGCGTTCCCAGGAACAGAAATCATGGTCGCCAGGGTGAACAAGCAGCGCCGACAGCTGACCGCCTTCGCCGCGAAGATGTGGATAGCGGCCTACCCTGCACCACTCAATGCGGAGGATGCAGCATGACCTGGATCCTCACCCAAAGCGGCCAGCAGTTCGACCTGCTACGCCCGACCGCATCCATGATCAAGCCGGTGGATATCGCTCACGCCCTGTCGCGCCTATGCCGATTCAACGGGCACACCCGCGCTCACTACAGCGTGGCGCAGCACAGCCTGATCGTGGCCAGCTTGGTACCCGCTGAGCACCAGCTGGTGGCCCTGCTGCACGACGCAACCGAAGCCTACATCGGTGACATGACACGACCGCTCAAAGCCGTAATGCCGGAGTACCAGCACGTCGAACGTCAGATATGGATCGCAGTCTGCGATCGGTTCGACATCCCAATAGACCTGCCCGCCTGCGTGAAGCAAGCCGACATGGTTGCCCTGGCCACCGAGCGCCGCGACCTGATGCCAGAACACCCGGGCGCTTGGGATTGCCTGCACGGCATCATCCCAATGGAGGATGTCATCGTCCCGTTCTCAGCGGAATCCGCATCAATAATGTTCTTCTCGCGACTGATGGACCTGATGCAGAGCAATCATCGCCGGAGGCACGCGGCATGACTATCAGCACCCCAGTCATCCGCTACCACGGCGGCAAGTTCCGCCTCGCACCATGGGTCCTGCAGCACTTTCCCGCCCATACCTGTTATGTGGAATCCTTCGGCGGTGCCGCCGGCGTCCTAATGCAGAAAGCCCGCAGCTATGCCGAGGTCTATAACGACATGGATGGCGATATCGTCAACCTGTTCCGTGTGTTCCAGGCAGAGCAATCGCGCAATGCCCTGGCAGAGCAGCTGGTGCTTACTCCTTACTCCCGCGAAGAATTTGAACTGGCATGGGAGCCCACTGACAACCTGGTCGAACGCGCCCGCAGAACTATCATTCGCGCCCAGATGGGCTTCGGCTCCGCAGGCGCGACAAAGGGCGTCACCGGTTTTCGCATCGACACCAAGCGCAAATATGGGACCGCCCAGTCCCTATGGACTAAATACCCGGAACAGATCGCCGCGATAGGCCAACGGCTGGCAGGCGTGCTGATTGAGAACCGTCCCGCGATCGAGGTGATCAAGGCCCACGACGATTCCGGCACGCTGCACTACGTTGATCCGCCATACATGCATGGCACCCGCTACAAGAACGCTGTATCCGGCCGCTATTACCGCTACGAAATGACCGACGCCGACCACCGCGACCTGATCAAAACCCTGCTCGAAGCAAAGGGAATGGTCGCCCTCTCTGGATATGACAGTGAGATTTACCGCGAGCTGCTCAGCGATTGGTCAATGAACAGCACCAGCGCCCGAATATCAGCCGGCAGAGGGACCAGCAGTCGACAGGAATGCTTGTGGCTAAACCCGGCCTGCATGAATGCCCTCCACCGGTCAGGCTTACAACTTGGAGCAACCGCATGATGGAATTTCAAAGCGAGACTCTGACCGACGAAGAGCTGGCCACCATCACCGGCTATCAAATCCCGTCCAAGCAAATCCAGTGGTTGACTGACAACCACTGGGAGCACGTGTTGACCGGCGCCCGTCGCCCGATCGTGGGCCGCGTATATGCCCGAATGAAACTGGCAGGCGTCACGCCTTCTGCCGTGAATCCGGCGGCCGAAACTTGGACGCTAGACCTTGCGAACGTGAGCTGATCAATGCGCCAGAAATCAGCAGCCAACCGGGACCTACCCCCACGGATGATCCGACGATGCCACAAGCGCAAGAGCGGAAAAACGTGGATCAGTTATTACTACAATGGCAGGGACGCCCAGGGCAAACGCAAAGAAATCCCCCTGGGTGCCGACCTCGACCAGGCAAAAGTGGAATGGGCCAGGCTTGAACGCCGAGCACCACCGAAGCCCAGCCACTTACTGGGCTCTCTGTTCGATAGGTACGTGAAAGAGATCATCCCGACCAAGGGGCTACGCACCCAGTCCGACAACATGAAGGAACTCAAACAACTTAGAAAAGCCTTTGAGAAAGCCCCCATTGATTCGATAACCCCCCAGGTGGTCGCGCAGTATAGGGACGCCAGGACCGCAAAGGTCAGGGCCAATCGGGAAATCGCGCTGCTGTCACACATGTTCACGATCGCACGCGAGTGGGGCCTGACCAACAACGCCAACCCTTGCTTCGGTGTACGACGCAACAAAGAGACCCCACGGGACTATTACGCAGGCGATATCGTATGGAATGCCGTGTACGACGCCGCCGTACAGGAACTCAAGGACGCTATGGATCTTGCCTACTTGACTGGACAGCGCCCCGCCGACGTGTTGAAAGTAGCCACCACTGATATAAACGCCGAGTTCCTGATGGTCAATCAGGGTAAGACCGCGAAGAAACTTCGCCTACGGTTGGAGAATGAAGGGGTTCAATCTGGACTGAGCGCCTTTATCAATGATTTGCAGGAGCGACGCGCGCTCAGCGGCATAAAGACATCGAGACTGATCACCAACGCATCCGGCCTTCGGATGAGCCAGCAAATGCTCCGCAACCGCTGGGACGAAGCCCGCGAGAATGCTGCCGTCAAAGCAGGCGCCAATGGCGACTCTGACCTGGCAGTGCTGATACGCCAATTCCAATTCAAAGACATCCGCCCCAAAGCGGCCAGCGAAATCGAGCTAGCGCACGCTAGCCGCTTACTTGGGCACTCCACCGAAGAGATGACCAAGAGGGTGTATCGACGCGTGGGTGAAATTGTAAAACCTACCAAGTAAGAATCTTGAACCGTGTTAGATCCGCCTCGAATTAGCGCCCTTAAGAAAGAGCACTAATTAAAGGTGAACTCTCTAGTCTGTCCGAAAGCGGCTAAATCTCTAAATACAGCGCGATAGGATCGATAACGATTTGATTGCCATCTACGCGATGAAAGTGCTCTTCAAGCACATGCAGAGCTCTAGTTGAATTAGCGACGACCTCACTTAGGGATGGATCGGGCAATTCAAATTCGCCATCATCCATACCCCCTCCCACATCTTGGGCTCTGACTTGCGTCACTACACCCAATAAAATCAATTCGACGCTAGCAACTCTCGAATATGTTTTAAATATGAAATCCTCTGGATCCTTAAGGCAACTGCGCTTCAAGTCAGTTGTGACGGTGCAGTCTTTTAGACTCATCCGCATATCCAAGCGACCTTTATATCCATGTTCAAGTACTGACGATATGTTTTTATACTGCAATCTGTCGTTTGCAGCTTTATCGCGGGAAATCTGAGGCTTAGAGAGCCTCTCCAACTCCCCCTTCAAAGAACTTACCAGGGCTTTTTTATTGGAGCTAGGACCCAACACATCTAACTCAAGTAAAATCTCCTCACGTCTATCATTCATCGCTACGATAGAGAATGCCTCTTGCATCTCAACTAACGTATTCAGACTTTTCAACAAATCAGCGGCATCCAGAAAATTTGCCTTTGCCCGAACCCTTACAATCCTTCGGCCTTCTTTATCAAGAGCCACGTCGTCAAAGGTAGAGTCCGCAGTAAGAAAGACTACTTTTTCAAGCTCAGTCAACTTATCTTCAAATAACGAAAAGGCGTAGTCGTGGAGAAATCTCTTCTCTACACTTGCAGAGGCTGTTTCTATGATTTCTGCCATTCGTTTGCCACTTGCAACTGGCCCTTTCTGCTCTTCTGTATCAGAAGCTGAATTTCTCGACTCCTTAAGAATAAAATCTGTCACCCCCTCCATTATCTGGGAGGAAAGAGAATACATTTTATATTCATCTAGATAAACGAAGCTTTTCACGCTTGGACTTCCTTTCCATAAAATCTTGATAATAGGAACTTCTTGTATTGATCACCGACCATACGGCGAACACAAGCACCCCCAACAAAATCACACCAGCAATAAAGTAAAGCCAGAAATCAATCAT